GATGAATCTTTCATGTTGTACACGATGTGATTGTGAACACCACCAACAACACTCAAGATTTCGTCATACTTTTCTTGGAGACCCGAAATAATCTTGCTCACCCAATCGTAGAATTCGTCTGGAACGTTCTGTAAGATTTCTTCGAGTTCATCTCCATTTTTCAGGGCTTCCCAAATAGAAACATTCGAGACGTTCGTCAGAATACGATGTAAACGCACATACTCATCAAGCTTTACCTTCATCGTGAATCCAGATGGATAGAATCGAACAACGTATCCTTCAAAGTTATTCTTATCATGTGACAAAAGTTCTTTAATATCAGATACATCGAAATACTCCACTGCTCTCATTGAAGTTTCCTTTGATATTATTGAATCTTGTGATTGAATAATACCACCAGTTATATTTTCAACACCACCCAAGAAAATTAAACCTTCAAAATCACCATAGTCCACGACGATTCGATTATTTTTGTAAATAATCTCAAACAAGTATGTACATTGCCAGTTTTGAAATCGAATTAATACGTCCAATGGAGTTTGACCAAACTTATTTGTATTTTCACGTAACCAATTCGTTGCCCAAATTGCCTGATCGGAAGTGAATGAACCACGAGTAGCAATATAGACTTCATCATCTTCGCCAAGATATGCAATACCCAACGAACCGTCTACCTTTTCCGATACTGTAAACTCTTCGTGCCACGGAATTTCCTTGTTGCTGTGTTCTTGAATGTTAAAGAACTTCTTGAAAGGACGAGAAATAATCTCACCATTACTATTCAAAATAAGTCCACGAGCTTGAATTGTTGCTTCATTCCACATCTTTTCAAACTGAGTGGTTTGGGTGTAGTTGTAGATATAGTAGTCAAAGGTGGGGTGTTTCTGTACGGAAACATAACCTTTTTCAACCATTTCTATCAGCAAATCATAGTGTTCGTATTTCATTTTGAAAACCTTAGAAAAGAAGTGATGAAGTTGCTAACAGAGTCAAGGCATGGATGAATTGGTCAAGACCCATGACCGCGAATGTGGCGTATTCTTGTTTGTTAGACCACAATCGTTTGACCTCACGTGATGTCAAAAAGTCGGTAATGAAGTGAAGAACAAAATTCACACCACCATAGATGAGAATACTTTGAATTTCAAATCGGTTGGCAAAGTTTGTGAAGTTACCAATCATCAACATACCAATCAAAACGAGTGTGTATGTTCCAACGTGGTAAAACAACTGAATTGAATCTTCGTGTTTGTTGTTTCCTTGTTTACGCGTCTGACAAAGGTAATCTCCAATGTAGTGTGTAAACAAAATGAATACAACGAATGTTAGTGTAACCATATCCATAATCCATCTTTCCATTTGTAAAACTGTTGTAAAGTCAGGGTGACAGGACTCGAACCTGCATATTCTTCGTTCCAAACGAAGCCCGTAACCAATTCCGGACACACCCTGATAATTCAAATTTATGAGGCAATTCCTTCATCCCACGAGTATGTATTCGGACCATCTTCGCCATTACAAAAGTCTGAAACAAATTGTAGATACTCGTCTGATGGGTTTCCAGTTACCACTCTGTATTCCAAACAGCCGTTATCCCATTTAGCAAGTTTAACTATAACAGGGGTGTTTTTCAACACTCTACATACTTGGTCTATTGCCCAAGCTTTGTGGTGTTCTCCATCTTCTTGTCCATAAGCCGCAAAATAAAGTGCCCAATCGGTTGTACCATAATTCGCAAATTTAGTATTGGAAAGGTCTTCGACCAAAGTTTCGCCCAAATACCCAGTCATATATCACCCTGTGTTTAGTGTTTATTTACATTTGCTTGGTATGTGGGAATCGAACCCACTACTTCCGAGTTACCACTCGGACGCTTATCCAACTGCTCATACCAAAACACCGATAACAATTTGCCAGAACTGATAACGATGTGAACACAACAGAGATAAGAAGTTACTGGCATAACAGATTATACTCTGGCCGTGTTTTGCTCACACGGTAGGACTCGAACCTACAACCAATCGGTTAACAGCCGAACGCTCCACCATTGAGCTACGTGTGAATGATTGTTGCGGAGGTGAGATTCGAACTCACGATCTTCGGGTTATGAGCCCGACGGGTTAGCCACTTCCCTACCCCGCGATGTTTGTGCCGAAACGTGGAATCGAACCACGGCTACCAGTGCTTCAAACTGGCGCTCTACCAACTGAGCTATCTCGGCATTATGGTGGACCAGGAGGGAATCGAACCCTCAATTCAGGTTTGCAAAACCCGTGTGTTCCCGTTAGCACTACCAGCCCATAATTTTGTGCCGCGTGTAGGATTCGCACCTACTCATCTGAATAGAATCGGTTTTACAGACCGATGTGCCTCTCTAACTGCACCGACGCGGCTTGGCGTAATAAGTTTTCAATGAACGTCCTTCCGAAGAAGGAGACACAAACCTATGGAATTTTTCCGATATATCCAAATTAATTTTTTGTCATAATTTGGATTTTCACCGTAAGTCTTTGAAATCAAAGGACTTACAAAGTTATCCACATAAACAAAAAGGACTTACAAGTTTTATCCTGTAAGTCCTTCTGAACTGGTGTGTCTTTTTGATTAGGTCATAGACAACTTACAGGATTTTGATGTTGGGAGATACTCACTATTAAATGTGATACCACAAAAAATGGCTCCTTTGCGAGTGACTTGTTGTGTCATCGCCGGATATGATTGCCATGTATGTAGTGAGTTGTTCATCGAATTTCCTGTCCTAAAAGTTATGTCTAAATCCATTCTATATCAATAAGTATGTACAATATACTAAAAAGATTCCACAATTCCAAATTTATTTTTCTTACCGAATAAAATTATCTACTTTATCATACATCTTCTTTGTTTTCCAACCGTAGTTAAATACAAACCAACCTGCAACTTCCTTTGCAATATACTTTGGTTCACGGAATGTCTTTACATATTCGTCAATGAACCACTTTGTAAAATCAACATCTTCTTCAAGAGTCCATTCACGTTTAGTAAACCAATAAGGTTGTTGAGCGAACTCTTCGTCATATCCTTCAAATCCAACACGACGGAACATTTCGTCAAGTGCTTTCATTTGAAATTCGTCAATTTTCTTTTGTTTTCTCGGTGTCATTTTATTAACTTGTAATTGATTGAATACAAGTATACGAAAAAAATCTGACATTTCCAAATAAAAAAGTCTCACACCAAGAAAATGTGAGACTTTTTGAACTGGTGTGTAATTTTCTTAAAGTGCCGAATAAATAGCGGCGTATTCTTTCACATTGAATCTTTGTTTTGCCTTGGCTAACATCTCTGTCATCAATTCATTTTCATACTGTTGAATACCATAAGGCATAGTTCCAGCAATCTTTCTGATTTCAGCAGTGTGGTCAAGTATCTTTGAATACTTTTGTTCTGCTAGAAGTTTAGCGAGTTCAAATAAAGCCTCTGAACGATTTGCCTTCTTTGTGGCTTCTCTCATTCTCTTTACAGAGTTTTCAACTTTTTGGCTAATCTTTTCTTCAGCTTCACGAAGTGATTGAAGTGTTTGAGATGCCTCGCTAAGTAATTGTTTTCTTGACGATAATTTCATTTCATGCTCCGATTGTATTAGTCCCACCAAATTCGGTATAGACCTGGTTCTACTTCATCAAGTTCATCCGCCTTCAAAGAAGCTTTACTTGGTTTTGTATTCGTCTTTACATAAAGACAAACACTATATTCACGACCAAGTTGAATCTTTGCATCTGCTGGTAATTTGTCAATCAATTCAGCAGTGAATTCATTATAACCATCAGGAAGAGCTTGTTTCATAATGTTCATTGCATCTTTCTTACTGAACATTGTTGTGTCTTTCCACATCATGTTATTTCCATCATATTCCTTGGCAAACTTCTTTGGATCTTTACCAAAATTTACTTCCTTTACTGCCTCATTGATAGATTCAGTCAAAAGACCAGCAAGTTTCATCATTCGTTGTTTATTCAGTTCCATCATATATTCCAAAAAATACTATGGTTATATTCTATAAATATGATTCAGGTTTTGTTTTCTTACGGGAAAGTAAGAAATAAAATCCAAAAAATAACAGCGCAACCCCATAGAAGATAACGTCTGTAATCCAGTAGCTTCCTGTCAATTTCATCACGAAGGAAAATGCTGCATCGAAGCCCAGTGGATTGAAGAATGTTCCTAAAACCAAACAAGTTTTTGCGAGGTTGTCTCGTAGTTTTTGTCTTTTTACTATTGCCATCCGAACTTCCCATGTATTTACCTTGTGGTGGGCAATCTGTTATTTAGTATAGAACTTTACATATTCAGTATATGTAGCGAATTCAACTGCAATCGTTATCGGGTTGGAGTATTTTTTACCAAAATGTAGAATTTCTTTTTCATCCATTCTCTTGTTCGGAGTTTTCCTTTGCCTTTTGGATAATGAACGGAATCATCTTATCCGGAGTGATTTTATTCTTACGACCTTCTTGATAAATACGAATCAAAATATCACGGGCAATAGACCCCATCTTTCTTTTTGCGTTATGTATCTCGGAATCTATTACAGATTTAGCATCCATCCCTCCAAAAGTCAGTCTCATATTCCATAACTTACTTTCATATTCTTTCCAACCAGATTCTATGTAATCCTTATATGTTCCATACTTCCCACGATCATCCGGTTCCATCTGTAACATTCTGCTGTTGAAATCTTTCTCAGCTGTTTGATTTGACATGAAGATAGTATTTAGTTCTTCCTTTGATATACCGACGACTTGTGCGATATAAACCAACCTATCTAATCTTTCAGGATTAGGTGGCATGGAAACATATGGACTTTCATTCGGGTCAATTGGTTGTCTCAAAGAATCCGCTATTTCTTTTGTCACAAGTTCTCCGTCTCTACCCAATTGAAACTTCTTTTCATTTCTGAATAGAAAACATTGGATGTTTGCTTTTAGGCAGGCATCCATTACAGCCGTCAATTGAGTCATATTACTCCTGTATACAAAGGCATTTAGGAACAAGTCCACACGTTTGATGTAATTCTTTGCATTAGGAATTGTTGGTTCATTGGAAAACAAACGGTCTTCGTATTCCGTACCTTGTGGTCCCATCTGCCAGTAATCTATCGCACCACCCTTATATCGTTGTGATAACTTTCTCCCGTCCAACTCAAGACGGCAATCATATGATTTACCATAACCACCCCACTTTTGGCGAGCGGTTGAAAGGTAGTATTGTTTATTACCACCAAACTTTGATATATCTGCACCACTCACTATGCTCAACTCAAACTTGTTTTGCTCTATTATCTTCTTAGCAGCTTGGGGTGATGTGAAGTGCCAGACTATATCTGATAGTGCCTCTGTTAATATGTGTTTTAGTTTTATCATTACCTATAAATATGAAACTACGGGGAATATCGTCCGTCTATAAGTCATCATCGTCCGGTTCAATGTAGTTGGACAATCTGTTAGGCAATCTGTCCATAATGTTCTCCCAAAATAGTTCTGAACTTACCGCTATGAATACAGGTTTGGAATACTTTTTTCCAAAATGAAGTATTTCGTTTTCTTTTCCGTTACCACTGGTGAATGAAAACAAATAATTCATTACCTTTTGATTGAAAAAATACTCATCATTTTGTTCTGAAATAAGTATACCATGGTCTCCAAATCTTTTAGATACATTTATATTAGACGTCCAACTTTGAACATCTCGGTGTGGTTTATACGATATTGGTTTATCATATCTATAAAATACTTCTTTTCCGATTTTTAATTTAGTATAATCATTATAGTCAGATTTTTCTCTTAGAGGAGAAATAATATTCTTCGAAATATCTTGTAAACCTCGATAGACTTCTGTACCATTCGGGGTTTCTGGTTTAAATATAGATGGAAATTTAGTTTTTGCATTTTTCAACAAGTCTTTATTTTTATACAAATTGTTTGAAATAGTTCCATCAGGAGTGCGTACCCATTGTAATATGTATGACAATATCTGTTTTTCTATTTTCGTATTCTTTTCAGAACCAGTTTTTCCCTGTAACTTAACGAGTTTTTTAAAGAAATCATCTTGACTTATATCACCAAACACAATATCACCAAACGCCTTTTTCGGGTCTGTGTCTGTTTCAGATAATATGTCTTTGAGTTTTATCATTACCTATAAATATGAAACGACGGGTAATTTCGTCCAACCATCCATTTCAAAGATTTCCATAAACATCCCATAGTAATATACGAAACACGTACCACCTGTGATAAAAACGTTGGAAATAAATATCTCATCTCCACGTCTAACAATAATCTTTTTATCCTTCAGATGTGTTGGTTGTGTTATCTTCGGATCTACCTCGTTCTCTAATCGCAACATTCGTTACCCCCTTTGTATGTTTTGGTTCATACGGGCAGTGAAGACATCCCGACCCGCAACAAAATGAACGGCAAAGGTGGTACTCTTCTGTGAATACCACCTTCCCGTTTTCGTTTATGTAATAATCTTCCTCTTTCATTTGATTTACTTGGACTCTTTGCCTTCAGACACAGATGCCTTGTTGTAAGGTGTGATCAACTTCTTGATTGCACCTAACGCCTTACGAGCGTCTCCTGCACCTTTCTTGAACTTTGAATTGTGTCCGACGGTAAACTCATTGAACAGATTTGTAATTTGTTCGTATAGTTCTTGCTTTGTCATAACGTTCTCCTGTTTGTATAATAGTCGGGATTAGTTCCCTGTTAAATAAATATAGATACCACCGTTATATTAGACACGCGCCGCCTGCACACGCAGCTTCTTGTGCCAATTCTGTGTTGTCATCATACTCCACAACGTTCTTTAAATCAATTTCATGGAGTGTTGACATCAATCTTTCGTATTCTTCTTTTGTAATATCCTCGAAGGGACTTTGTTTATAACTGCCCCCATCGTAATTGAGGACTGAAAGACCGTTGTAAAAATCCTTATTTTCCCACATCCAATTACCTACTGCATCCCATTCATGTTCACGGATAGATACCGTTGCCGAAATGTTGTGAGTATTCATACCCGAACGATGACCTGGCTTTATCCATTGTTGGCTAAACCACTTCACACGTTCAAGAAGTTGAATTGGAGATTCAGTTCTCATAATAGCATGGTCTGGTGCCTTTTGTGGGACACCAACGACGGCGGTATCATGTGGACGGAAGTATTCATCTTCAACCAATTGTGGGTGATTTTGGATAAGATAGTTGTATAGTGCCTCATTCTTACCAATACGGATTCTACGGATATAGTAGTCATTGTGCCATGCATGAATACCTGAACTCGTACCGAGAACACATGATGTTGTTCCTGATGGTTTGATACAAGTTACTCTTGCGGCTTTATTGATACCGAGAAGATTTGCAACTCTTTCGTTTTCTTCCTTTGCAATTTTTGCACTTGTTTTGACATCCAACTTCTGAACAACGCCCGAACCAATACCAGTCATACCGATTCCAAGAAGCGCATCCTTCTCACAAGTTCTTTGCCAAATTGGACGAAGGTAGTGGAACTCGGTGTATGATGCTTGGAGTGTTCCGATAAATGCGGCAGCACGAACTCGGTCTTCTAAATCTTGTTGGTCCACCACATCTGATGCGTTTACTTCACACAGATTACACATTTGGAATGGACGAAGTGCAATTTCACAACATGGATTTGTTCCCCAATCCTTATCGTTTGAGAAGTAAATTCCTGGTTCACCTGCGTTTGAAAGTTCAATCTTCTTCCACAACTCCTTGAAGAACTCTTCGGTAATCTTACTGCGAAGTAATACTGCTGAGTTATTTGCACGTCCACGTTGAGGATTCAATTCCCACCATGCACCAAACTTACACGAAATCATTTCGTTATCATCAGCAGAGAAAAGAGAGATAAGAGCAGCACGACGAATACCACCGGCAAGAACCGCATCTGCAATATGACAGATAATATCGTGGACTTCTAATGGAGTTAGATTTTCACCATCGTGCTTTAGTTCAAGGATAGATCGAATCTTTTCAATACAAATACGAAGCGGTTCTGGTCCTGGTGCCTTACCACCTGATGTGATGAGACGAGTTCCCTTTGGACGAATGTCTGAATAGTCAAAACGAAGTGATGAACCGCTAAAGAAGTATGACTTTACAACGGCTTTGATTGCATCAGCCCAACCTTCAATAGAATCACCGACGAGGAATCTACGTTCGCGGTCTTTCTTTGGTTTGTGAATTGGTGGTAGCTTTTCAACGTGATGTTTTTGAACGGAGAAACCTACACCAGTTCCACCGAGAAGAAGAAACATTACTTCACCAAAGGCGCGCCAGTCGTCAATCGGTAAATAAGAACAGTTATAGATTCTTGATGGATTGATTTCAATTGGCTTACCACCAAATTGAAGTGATCGCATGGACGGAAGAACCTTCTTATCGTAGACAAACTTATACGCAGATTCAATTTCATCATGAAGTTGTGGGTATTTATTTTGGTGCATTTCTTTATTTCTTGTCACCAACTCTTCCCACGTCTCTCTCCGATTCAGTTCGGGTAAGTATTTCGCGTATTTTTGGAATACAGTAATATCCGAAAGAATTCGGTTGCTAATATCCATAGTTGTCTCCGATTATTTTTTTTCTAAAAACGTTTATTTTTGATTCCAAAGTTGAATCGTATAGAGATAAGTATGAAGTTTGAAAGAAAAAATCGGTGATTTTCTGAATTATTTTTTTACCCATTTTTCCCCATCCCACCATTCAAAGTTAGGATAGTTTGCCTTGAAATTGAATTGTTCATACCATTCACTAATATACAAATAAGGGTATGAATGTCCAAGTAATTTATGGATGAAGTAATAACAAGTTAGTGGTGTTATTCCGTTTTTCTTCATTCTACCACCGACGACGGTTGAGAAGAATGGAATATCATCAAACCAATTTAGAACCGCAAACACAGAGTCATCAAAGTAATAAATCTCGTGGTTGAATGAAAGGCAAGTTCTGATATAATCTTCTTGGTAATCGGGGTAAAGAAACTTACTTTCTTCAAATATCTTTTCCCAATCACCTTCATTTGATACCTTCAACTTTCTAACTTCATACCGACGAGTTCCTGATAACTCATCTATCTTTACACGAGAAGAACGGGATTGATACCATTCTCCGTTTTTTGTTGGTAGCCATCCTTTTTCAAAAAGTTCTTTGTAGGTTTCATCTTCGGGTGTTCCAAACACTTCACAAAGGTCTGCACCTGTTTCATTATCATACTTTCCGTTTAGATGGCTTATCCGTATTTTCATTTAGTTTCTCATCATACTCTTTTGACCTTTTTTCATTTGACTCACCAGCTTCTAAATCGGTGTGGTCATACTGCATATTATCCGTTTCAGGAGTTACCCATCTTGGATTTCTTTCAGCAGTCCAAAGAGTGTTATTATACATTCTGTTTATTACCACGTCTTCTTTTGTTGTGAATGAAGGGTCGTGGAGTAAAAGACGATTGTTTGGTTGTATCGCAAAGTTTCCATTGTCCATCGCAAGAACGTGGCCACACTTATGTTGAGACGGGTATTCAGAGAATAAAAAGTCTGTATCACCTGAATCTGTTGATGCACCCCAATCTAATGTGAACAAGTATCTTCCCTTGTATTTTTCTCTCCGACGGGAAATGAATGTCATATTCCTGTTTTTGAGATAAGGGAATTGAGTTGCTGCAACGTGATACGAGAATGAGTCCCATAAGACTAACTCATCAAGTGGTTGTTCTATTGCATCTTCTTTCCAAGAGAAAGCGTGTATTGGCATCCTCCACCAAAGTCCACCGTCTTGCATAACAAAGTGAAAGAGTGGGGCTTGTGCTGGAATTGATGCCATTCCAAAAATGATACAGGGGAACTTCTTATCGTGTGAGTCCCGTTGGTCTCGTAAGAAATTCCCACGTACCATTGCGTCTATTGGTGGGATTGGTATATTTAGGTAGGACATAACTTTTCCTTTTATGAAAAAGGGAACCGAAGTTCCCTTTATTATTTTCTATGTTGACACATTAGATTATGCTACCATACTTCTTATATGCTCGAAGTACCATATCTTCCACTGACTTTTGATTTGCAAAAACCTTAGTGAAATAATTTTTATTCATGGAGAGTTTCTGTACTTCAGCATCCATAGCGTCAACAAAATCGCCAGTTAACTTGTTGGAAATTGATCTAGGTAAATTACCATAAGTATTGTGAAAATCACTTGGCATTTTTGTTTTCCATTTATTCCAAGCTATGTCAGCAATCTGCTTTATAATCTTCATGTCTTCACCAGTTGGTGTGGCTTCATTGATGTTCTCACCAACATTCTTCTTGAATGCTTCTTGTATCTTTCTGCCTTCTTGTATTAGGTCTTTCATCTTCGACTCCAAAAAAAAAAATAATTTGGTTTATATGATATAAATATAGACCAACATTAGAAACCTTCAAGTTCTTTGAACTTTTGTGAAAGAGCTTTCTTTACCATACCTTCACCGGTCATAGATTGTGAAACAGATTTACCGATGTCAGAGTTAGGTTCAAAGATTTCAATATGTCCCGTCATTGTATTTATCTTACTTGGGAATGTCATACCATCAGGGCCGAATCGGTTCTTGATAATGTGCCATCGTCCTGTTCCACCAATCTTATCATTCAACTTACGAGAGAGGGACATAACAAAATCCGCAATCATAATTTTATTGTAAGATTCCGATACCTTGTTTCCTTCAATTACTTCGTCGTCGGTGGATGAGCGTGAAGATTGTCATGCAGTCCAAATTGGAATATCATACTCACCAGCAACACCACGTAGGTCTTCATAGATGTCATTTAGTTCCAATCTTTTATCACTAGCTTTTGCAGGACGGATAAGATCGGCATAATCAAGAACAATCATATCTGGTTTTTGTCCCTGATCTATACATTTTTGAATATGAGAGGTCAGAGTCGTTATTGATGCGGTTCGTGTTGGGTAATACTTGATAATGAGATTACCTTCAAGTCCTTCCATCACTTCTTGGATTCTCTCGCGAGAATGTTCTTCTCCGAGATTCTGAAATGGTATCTTTGTGAGATACGCATCAATACGTCTACCAACATAATAAGCATTCAATTCAAGAGTATAGTAAATAACGGTTTTTCCCTGTTTTACGGCATTTGCAGCAAGATTGATTAGACCCCAACTCTTACCACCACCGGCAGGAGCGACCAAAACGCCTAATTCTCCACCCGCCAAACCTCCCGTCATTATATCGTTTATTACGCCCCAGTTTGTGGCAACACAAGTTCTTGCACCTTCACTATATCTCTCTTCAACGTGAAGTTTGAAGACGTGTCCTATGTCCTTATCACTACCAGCCTTCAATGCCGAATCAATTTTTTTCTTTATCTGTTCAAACTTACCATTCTTCAGCAAATCAACCGATTCCAAAATCGCACACTTCATACGCTGATTTTTCGAGAACTCTATCACTTCACTCTTGACATATTCCAAGTCAGGTGAATTTTGAAGTTTATACGCCTCTTTGAGATTGTCTACAATTCCAGTACGGAGTAGTTTATCTTCAATCGGAACGAGAAGAGATTTGAAAACTTCTTGGGTTGGTTGAGATTTGAACTTACGATGGTAATCTAAAATACGTTCTACTATCCAGTTATTGGATTGGGATTCAAAGTATCCAGGTTCTAATAAATCACTGACTTGTCCCAAGAACGCCTTATCACTGATAAGACAGGAAATAACTTTTGTTTGAAACGTATGTCCGTATTCCGAAAGTGTATCTTGCATTTGTTATCGTTCGTATATGTTGGTTTAGTTATGACTACAATATACGAAAGTGAATTGAATTTACCAAATCAAAGTTCGTGTTCCCATTTGAAAAAATTTCCACGAATACCTTTTTTGTATTCCCGACCTGAAAGATGTGCCGATATACATGATGGGAAAGTGTCTAACGTCTCTGTCCATTCACGAATTGATTTACGTTGGCCAACATACTGTCCCGAAACACAAATAACATATCCTTTGAATCTTGAATTTTTTTCTCCCGTATGTAATTCACGCAATTTTTGTCTTCCCTCATCAGAGAATTGAATTTGACGTTTCACACCAATTCTTTTTGACGCGCGTTCTTCTGAATGTTTCACACCACGAAGGGACTCTGCTATTTTTTTACGAGTTTCCGGATTGTGTTTCTTCCCATAGAAGTGATGTTTTTCACCAAGTTGAGCAACCTTCATCTTTTGTATGCTTTCTTCGGAGTGTTTCTTTCCTTTACGGGATTGAGTCAATTTTTCTTTGTGTTCTGGACTAAGCTTCTTTCCAAAATTATAGTGGTTTACACCCCTTGCTGAAAACCCTACACTTCTATTGTGCATATTGTAGAAATTGGGATTATTACCTGCATCATAATAATTCAACCAATACTCTTCCCTCTCCATAAGTTGTTCAAAAGAAGAACACTCTTCAAGTATTTCTTTCTTGAAGTTTTCTTTCCCATACTTATTGATTGCATTTTTTATACAAATACCCGAACCAAGATAATTTGGGTTGTTGCGACCATCTCTACCAATGTATTGTTTACCATTCACCAAATTGGTGGTCTTATAGATGACCATAACGTTCTCCTATTCATTTGATATGTAGTTGTTTCTCTACTAATAAATATCAAATTGAAAAACAAAAGCCGTGGATTCGGAGCGATTGTGTAGGAGTCGAGAAACAAACTACGAATCAAATGAATTCCACGGCTATTATTTAGATACAAGACCGTTATATGATGTTTCCGGTATTGCGATGAAAACTTCTTCTGAATATTTATTTCCAAAATGTAGTATTTCATCTTCTTTTGATTCACCGAAAAGTAAATTCATTACCTTTTGGTTAAAAAGGTATTCGTCATTTTGTTTAGATATTAGAATACCCCCATTGTACCCCCAAACACCATCCTTACTTGATAATTTACTACCAAATTCGTGAGCAACTGTTTTAGATGTAGTCCAGCTCTGAATTTCCAAATGAGGTGTGTATTGTATTGGTTTCATACATTTTACATATTGGATTGAGCCAAATTTTATTTTTTTCCAATCTTTTGGTGAAGTTTTTTTCAATTTCAAAATTGTTTTTTCGTTTACAACTCGAATTCCGCGGTATATTGTTGTGCCATCTGGTGTTGTTGGTTTGAAAATGGAAGGAAATACTTTAGCAGCGTTTTTGAATAAATCCTCATAAGAATATAGATTATTTACAACCTTTTTATTATTAGAACCAACCCATTTCAAAAGAATTTTGAGTATTATCTCCTCATCTTTTGTATTTTGTTCAGAACCAGTTTTACCCTGCAAATTAACAATTTTGTTATAAAACTTATTATGTTTTTTATCACCAAATACAATATCACCAAACACTTTTTTGGGGTCTGTATCTAATTCCAATAATATGTCTTTCAGTTTTATCATACATATAAATATCACTCCCGAATCTTTTGTCTAAATCCATCCAGTGAATTGAAGTTATTGACGAGCCACTCATCCCAATTCGTTATTACACCACGAAGTTTATCTTGAAGACACATTGTTTCAAGTTGAATCTTATTTAGACCACCAATCTCTCCATCAACCATATGGCGTATGTTTGACTTTGTTGAAGATGGAATATCAACGTCTAACAATTGCATCAACTTATAATTTCTTTCTAGGTTAGGAATGTTTTGTTTTAGTTCTGTCATAACTTTGGCTTTACCATCATACAATTTACAACTTTCTATGAACTCTTCCAAAGGAATTCTTCTTGGTTCTGCTAATTGTGGAAAGTGTTTTTGAATTGTCTTGTCTCCCATACCACGGATTCCTGGAATGGAGTCGGAGTTATCACCAAGTAGAGCTTTGTAGATGGTGAAGTTTTCACACGATACTCCGTAATCCTCAAGTAAGTTATCTGGCTTATACATTTTTTTCTTTGTGGGAACATAAACATTTACATTCTCTGAAACCAATTGGAGAAAATCTCGGTCATTGGATAGGATGTAAACCTTTTCCTTGAAGTAGGATGCCAAATAAGCGATAACATCATCAGCTTCAATATGGTCAACCACGATTGTTGTGAGTGGAAGATTTTGGAGGTATTCGTAAAGACGAACCATCTGCCATTTCATGGATGCCTGTTCGTCAGCTAAATCTTCAAATCCAACTGCACGATTGAGACGGGACTTGATTGCCCGACGTTCCTTGTAGTTATCAAAGATTTTACGTCTACGATGTGAACCACCCTTACCATCAAAGACAACTACAACTCTCGTAGGTTTTACCATACGAATTGTGGCACCAAGTGATTTCATAAACCCTGAAAGTCCGCCAACGTGTTGACCATCTTCGTTGAGTGTTGGAATTGCGGAGAATACACGGATGAAAAGATTGGTTCCATCTACTACGAGAACCCTACTATCTCGGTGGAGATTATCTGCGTTTTTATGTTCTTCTTCTACTTCTTTGAGTAGGTCTTTGTATTTCCGAATCATCATAATGTATTCCGTGTGAATTTGAATGGACTACAATATATGAAATTTTCGGGAGATTTCCAAATGAAAAAGGGAACCGAAGTTCCCTTTTGTTATTTCATCTTTTTCAAGTCGTTCAATTTTATCTACCAATCATTTTTAAAAGTCTTTCGGTTTCTTTCATTAGTTTACCTATGGATTTTCCTTGTCTGTTTATTCCAAATACACCTTTAACAAATTCTGACATTTGTGAATTTGTCAATGAATTTCCACCTTCACTATCTTCCAAAGATGCTCTCATTTTCTTTATAGTTGATGAAGAAGTGTTCAGTTCTTCAATTGAATCTTCTGTTAAATTGAGTATAACACCGATCAATTGCTTTATTCTATTTACTTCTTCTGTGGTATAGACATAGTTAGAACCCTGTTTCTTGAATTCTTTTAATACCTTTGATGCTTCGGCGAGCAATTCTTTTCTAGTTGATAATTTCATTTTGGACTCCAAAAAAAAAAAATACTTTGGTTTATATGATATAAATATGGTACACAAAAAAAAAATAACAAATTTTCGGGAGATTTCCAAATGAAAAAGGGAACCGAAGTTCCCTTTGAAGTTTTACAGAAGATTGTGTCTCTTCCTTATGGACTCTTCCATTTTTTTAGCATCTTTGTTGATAGAATCTATTTCAGCATCGGATACATAGATTGCCCCAGCTATTCTATCTTTCACTATACGCTTGTAATAATCTGGACTCAATTCGCCTGCATATGAATATGGATCAATATTGAACATGGCCTTTACAAATTTTTCGTTCCCACCGTATTTGTTCATTACAGTATTTATTCTAGCTTTTATTTTTTTGTTTATCTCATATACCTGCAATTCTAGCTCCGCCTTCTTTTTATTCAATTCTTTACGAATATCTGGGGCACCTCTGCTTCCTTTTTTTACAGATGCGTGATCGGCTTCTATTTTTCGTATCTCATCATTTATCTTTTTTATGTTGATCGCATGATTATAGAGTGGCTTGTCTTGTGAAACAGCTCGCATCATTTCATCAATTATTGGTTGTAGTTCTTTATCGAAAAATCTGTTTTGAAAATATTTCCTCAAAAAAACATCAATACCCATTCCAGCACCGGCGGCGGCAATTGCAGCGAATAAAAACAATGAAAGGCCAGGATATTCCGATGCATTCCCTGACCTACCAAGACCAGCCATCAATACACCAATCGTTCCTGCTGCAAATGGTAATTTGTCTGCAATCTTTGACCAAATACTGTATAACAAACCTTCGTTCAGATTTTGTTTATTTTCATTACGAATCTGACGTAATACGTCGTCGGCTTCTTTCAGTAGTTGTTTTCTACTTGATAATTTCATTTTGGACTCCGATTACTTCATCTTTTTGATGTCAGATTCAACTGCCCTGATAATTCTTTCAATTTCAGGAAGTACCGATTCCAATTGTTTGAGTTCACGAATAGTCGCCTTTACGTTTGAAATTACAAGACGTAATGGATAGATTGACTCATCAGCAGCTTTTGCAAACTTCTTTGCATCCTTTGGCGGCGCGCCGTGTTGTATTTCAAGATAGCGGAAGAAATTTTCAACGTCATCATCATACTTTTCGAGCAAATCTTCATGAATTACAATTGCAATGGCATCTTCCATCCAATGTTTTACTTTTTCAACATCACGTTGTGGAACAGCAGCTTCATTTAGTGATTTTCTGATTTCTGTAAGTTTCATTTCTGATTCTTTCAGAAGTTCTTTTCTACTTGATAATTTCATTTTGGACTCCAAAAAAAATACTTTGGTTATATGATATAAATATGGTACACAAAAAAAAATAACAAATTTTCGGGAGATTTCCAAATGAAAAAGGGAACCGAAGTTCCCCTTTGTTATTTAATCACATTTGTTTTTGAATGTGTGTACTGACACCAATTAGTTGCCTAGACGGATAGATTCTGTCATTTCTTTTGCGTCATTTTGTAGTGTAGTATATTCTTCTGGGTATGCTGTCATGTAAAATGTTATACGTCTTTTTACCCAATCTTTTAGTTCTTGATCGGAATAATCTTTGCTTGGAGAAGAACGTCCACTCCCCCGTATGTTGCCTTTGAATGAATCGCGGTTCGCAGCCATCTTTCTCAACAATGGTATCATAGATGGGTCGTCCAATGTTTTAGATACCGATGTTTGAATGATGCCATCTAATTTTTTTCCAATAGTTTCTATTTCGGATTGAATTTTTGCGTATTCACTCGTATTTCGATTGGCACTACGTTGCTGAGTCAATGTCATTAACATTTTCAAAAGACGTTGCACCTCCGTGTTTTTCACAATCTGTGAGATACATTTGTCAAAAACTGGCTTTATATCTTTATCATAGTGTTTATTTGACAGGTATTTTTCAAAGAACGCCATAATATCACCGAATCGCATACCCGCCGTCAAGATTCCTACCGCCACTGGAATAGACAAAGGAGTCGAAGCTCCTATTAGGGTCGAGGCTGCCAGTATTCCTAGATGTCCACCAGTTGTATCCAACTTTGTTTCGATCTTATTGAGCATATTATAAAGAAAACCTTCGTTAATTTTATCTTTTGCAACAGTTTTCTTGAATGTTTCTTGTATTCGCCTACCTTCTTGTATCAGGTCTTTCATTTTTTACTCCAAAAAAAATACTTTGGTTTATATGATATAAATATGGGGTGAAGATTTTTTTCTTCACCCCATACTAAATCAAACCTCGTCTAACAGCGGTTCGTCCGTAATTGATACATCATCAATTCTGACTTCATCTGTTTTCTGGTATTGCATCACCACCTTTTCGGCGATGGAATCGTAGACCACTTCTTTGTATTCAGGGTTACTGATTATCTTTGATACAAAGTCCTTACTTTGGAACTTGATAATCTCTCCTGTTGTTTGGTCTGTCCATTCATACCAAGCACCGCTTTGTCTCACCAGATTATAATCCTTCATTGTTTCCAACCAAGAACCA